CTTAATTTAGCTCTAACAGGTATTCAACAGTTGATGGCTCCAGACCCTTCTGTAGATACCCAAGCTACCAATTATTTATTTAATGGAAGTGAGCAGAATATTATAGAAGGCGACCCTGTTCCACTACTATATGGAGAACTGCGAGTCCCTGGAAGAGCGGTATCATTACATGTTTCGACAAACAGCGGCTACACAACAAACAATTATATGACAGACTTCAGTGGAAATCTTATTGGACTCCCGGCGCAAGAATTTGATATTCCGCCCGAAACTTATTCAAAGGACCTATAAAAATGGTAGATACAACATTTAAATCAACATCAAGTTCGGCTGCACAATCTCAGCTAATAGCCGTTACTGATATTATCTCAGAAGGCCCTATAGAAGGGCTTGTAGACGGCGCCTCTTCTGTATTTTTAAACGATGACAGGGCTGAAAGTTTAGTAATTGCTCCACAAGCCATTTCAAAAGGCCCGATTCGCTTATCATTAGTAAATGGCAGCCCTACGGCTACTATACAAAATGGGCTTATTGTTCCAATGGTAACGGAATCTCCGTATTTTATTATTCGTAATGGGTTAGGCACAGAAACTGTTACTCTTACACAAAATCCCTACGCAAGAACAAATACTAAAGTGAATCAGATAACAACTTTAGCGCCTTTCTTTTCTCAAGCTATGGTCACAGGATTAGTACACCGAACAGGGGAGGAATTTAGAGCAGTTCCTGTGCGTTTGAATAAGCCTGGAACTCAATATGAGGGCATCATATATGAAATAGACAGTACCACCGTAGCTGGGTTCCAGCAGGGTTCAAGCGGTACCGCTGTAGATTTACTAATCCCAGATGGTGAGTATCTTATTAGTGTAGATAAGCTTATTGGTATCGAGGCAGTAGCACCAGATGATGTTACTGTAACTTTGACAGAAGCTTGGTCAGGGGTTACTGGTGAGTACCCTTTTGATGTAGTGGGTGCTGTAGAATTCTCTTCGGCTCAGGCACAGATACTTGATCCAATTTATCGTCCATATCAAAGCTTTACGGCACAGTTTAGAACAGGTACATTAAATCAACCACCTTTGACAGGCGAAGGCGGAGAAGGCTCCAGCTCTATAACTAATGGATCACTTAACTTACCTCCCTTTGAGCAATCTACAGAGTTTGGTGGAGATGCCGAGGTAACAGAGTTGGTTGGCACCAGCCAAGCCCAGGGGTTTGCACTTTCAATAGAACAAGCCAAAGAAGCAGATGAAGTTAGAATAAATATAGGATATGCTGGAGGCTTATACGCTACAAGAAAGGATGATGGGGCAAGAAAGCAAAATTGGGCTTTTTATAAAATATCCGCAGCAGTTAAATTGCCAGGAGCGGCAGACTTTTCAGACCCTGTTGTGCTACAGGCACAGAGAGTGCATACAAGCAGTAGCAATAATGCAGTAACTTTTCAAGAAGTAATAGGTCTTGAACAGTTTAAGCCTTATGACGACTTCAAAATAATAATTTCAAGAATAAGCGCGCATGATGGTGACAGCTATGATGCTGCTGGAAAGCGTGCCGGTAAAAATAACGCTGCCACAGCCTCCATTAATAGCGTAACTACTGTTATTAAAGAGGTTCTTAACTATCCACTCACTGCACTTGCAAAAATAACATTTAATTCAAAGCAGTTCCAGTCGGTACCTGTTCGCACATATCATGCAAGAGGCCTACTTGTCGAAGTACCTTCAAACTATGTAACAAGGGAAGAGGCAGGCGGTGTAGCAAACTACAATAGAAACACTACCACAGGCTCTATTGAAACAAGTTACCAAAACTGGGATGGTGCATTTAGATCTGACAAGGTTTATACAAATAACCCTGCGTGGGTGTTCTATGATATATTAGCAAATAATCGTTATGGTCTGGGCGCATTTTTGGAAACTACGCAAATAGATAAGTTTGCTCTTTACAGGATCGCAAGATACTGTGATGATCTTGTTCCTGATGGTAAGGGAGGGCTGGAACCTCGATTTACTGCTAATTTGTACTTAACAAAAGCTTCAGACGCTTACAAAGTAATCAAAGATGTGTCTACAATATTCAGAAGTATGGTCTATTGGATGGACGGGCAGGTATTTCCCGTAGTAGACCAAGCTAAAGATCCGATATATAACTTCTCAAAATCAAACGTTTTAGACGGGGCTTTTTCCTATGAAGGAACGGGCAGTAAGACCAGAGCCAATCAAGTTATTGTTAGTTGGAATAATCCAGAGGATAACTATGCATTATCTCCGTTATTAGTCGAAGATAAATTAAATATTATTGAAACTGGTAGAGTTATACCACAGACTGCGGTTGCTTTTGGCTGCACTTCAGAAGGTCAAGCTCTTCGCTATGGTCGTTGGAAGCTTTGGACGGCAATTAATCAGACAGAGATTGTATCTTTCTCTACCTCAATTAATGCTGCCTTTATAGCTCCAGGAGATATAGTAAATGTTCAAGATGCCGATAGAAATGCGGTAAGGTTTAGTGGTCGAGTAAGCTCTTCTACAACACCAAGTACAACGAGCTTTACCCTTGATTCCCCTATTAATTTAGTAAGCGGTAGAACTTATGACGTAAGTGTATTAATCGTCGAGCCAGGCGCTTTCTTAGCTCAAGAAACGGCAACTATTAATAGTGTTAATTATAGTCGTGGAGAGCTCGTACCCAGCATCGTAACAGAAGATGCATCTTATAATACTGTAGATGACTCAGGAAATCCAGTAACATTGAGCTGGACAGAATATACCCGTGTTGAGACAGCCCCAATAAATAATACTGTACCGTCCAGCAATGTTACTACTATATCTATTGCACCGGTACACGCTTTTACAGCTGCCCCTTCATCAAGCACTATATGGGTAGTACAAGAAAAGGACTCAGAAGGCTTTGTATTTGCGGGATCACCTAAACAATATAAAGTTTTATCAATCTCTCAATCTTCTGATACCAAATACGATATTACTGCAGTAGAGCACTATAATGAAAAGTTCGACTCTATAGAGAACGATTTCAATGCTTATGTAGAAGATACAGTACTTCCGTCAGTACGACCTACCGATATTGTACCACCCCCAAGGGATGTGCATGTGGTATTCAATAGCTCTAAGCAAACCCCTGGAGAAGAGTTAGAGATACGCTGGCTTGCACCAGAAGGAGAAACTGTAGGAGCAGAGTATGAGTTTATTGCAGCCTATGAAATACAACATAATATACCCGGGCATGTCACACCTATTCGAGTTTTGCCCTCTATAAATAGTTATTCCCTTAGTGAAGTTGACGATGGTAGCTATACTATTACAGTACGTACTGTAAATAGTATAAATAATCTCTCTATAGGCAGCAGAATACCTGTAACAGTACTTGATAGATTTAACGTAAGTAGTACGCGATATCCTCTTGGTATGCCTTACGGCGGAAGCAGTAATGTAGGTTTATCTATAAACTCAATTGGCGTTTTCAGGCTGGGTAGTGAGGGTAACGGATTCAACTACGTAATTGAACCCGCCAATAAATCAGCGGCAGTATTTAGAAGTACCGAGAATGTTTTATCAAATTGGCAACTTTACTGTACGGGT